TCGACACCGCGCAAAGCAAGTGGGGCGGCGCCTCGCTCTACCTCGACGGCTCCTCGAAGCTGACCATCGCCGCGAGCGCGCAGTTCACCTTCGGCACCGACCCGTGGACCATCGCCATGTGGGTCAGGCCGTCCACGGCCGCCGACGTGTTCGTCTGGGACTTGCGCCGCACCTCCCCAGGCATGGAGGTCACGGCGGGGCTGATCGGCACCTTCGGGACGCTCGACTACTATGACGACGACGCGCTGGGCATCCTGTTCGGCTCCGTGTCGCTGACGACCGGCACCTGGCAGCATGTCGAGTGGGCCTATGACGGCACGACCATGCGCGTTTTCGTCGATGGCGTGGTGTCGCTGGCCGAGGCGCACAGCCTGAATCACCTTGGGTCGCGCACGCTCACGATCGGCGATCAATACGCCTCCGACCTGACCGGCGACCCGTTCACCGGCTGGATCGACGACATCATCATCGTCAAGGGCGAGGCGCTGCACACGACCGCCTTCACGCCGCCGACCGCTGCCTACCCGACATCCGGCTCGGTGGCCGGGCAGGATGCATTCCTGCAGGTCGGCGGCATTCTTGACGCGACTGCTGCCTTTCAGGCCGTGGCCGAGGTGCAGCCGGTGGCGATCCTGTCCGACAGCGGCCCACTCGGTCAGCCGTCGTCGCTGGCGCGCGTGGACTTCACCGGTGCGATAGACCCAGACGCCCCGGTGCGCTACGTCGTCGATCTTCACACCGAGGATGGCGACGTGCGCGCTCCGATCAGCTCTTGGCAGGCCACTCAGCAGGTCGACCAGTCCTGCTACCTGCAGTGCGTCATCCCGGCCTGCGACCCCTACGTCGACGCCATCGCCGAGGCATCGAGCTTCACCGTCAGCAGGACCGGGCAACTCCGGGACGGCTCGCCGGTCGAGTACCCGATGGCGTCGTCGGACATCAACGACGCCACCTTCACCCGCAGCCCATCGCGCAACACGGCCACGATCTCAGGCTACAGCGACGCATTCACGGCCGTGGAAGACCCGCCGCCACTGTATGACCGCACCCTGCGCGACGTGCGGCTGATCACCAGCAGCAGCGGCGGGATGCGCGTTCGCTGCGCGATCGACTGGCTTCTCCGGCCGGCCCAGCGCGCCGCGGTCGACGGCGACGAGTTCGTGGTGGCGTACATCAACTGGTACGCGAACGGCGATGACGAGTTCATGGACGTCGGCAGCCGCAACGACACGGGGGGCTGATTGGGCTTCGCGCGCATCATCAGCGGCGGCCCGACCGGGCGCTATACCGTCGAGCTTGACTATGGCGACGCCATGCGCACCGCCGCGCTGACCGCCATCAATCAGCAACTGCTGAAGATCGACGCGCAGCTACTGCTGACGCAGGCCGAACTGATCCAGGCCGAGGCGCGCGAGGCGGCCAAGCGGGCGGAGATCCAGGGCTATGCCGATGCCTTGATCGCGGCGGCCGATCAACCGCGGCCGACCGGCCTCGGCCTTGGCACGCTGCCGATCGTCAAGGCGCAGCGGCAACTGGCCGAGATCCTGGCCGCGAATCAGCCGATCCGCGACCAACTGGCCGCGCTGAAGTTCGAGCGCGCGAACTGGCGGCGCAAGCTGACCGCACTCACCAACTTGCCGACCAAGGTGCAGCGGCAGGCCTGGTGCGTCGACTTCACCGAGGACATCCCGGCGCTTGCCTACTCGGCGACGTGCGACATCCCAGGCGACCCGAATCTGGTGCTGCTGGCGCCTGGCGGCCGGGCGTGGCAGGCCAGCGACGGCGAGTTCAGGGCGCGCGAGCTGCTGTCACCGGCGCAGGCCTTCGTGAATACCGCGGTCTATCCAGGGTGGCAGAAGTGGCGGCCGACGTATCGGTGGGGGACGATCACGGCCGTCGACTATGACGCCAACCGCGTCAGCGTGGCGCTGTTCGACCAGAAGTCCGACGCACAGCGGCTGCCCGTCAATCAGGCCGCGACGCTCTCGAATGTGGTCGTGGCCTACATGGACTGCGATTCGGCCATCTTCAACGTGTCCGACCGCGTTGTCGTCGAGTTTCAGGGGCAGAACTGGGCCAGTCCGCGCGTCATCGGGTTTCTCGACAACCCGCGGCCGTGCAACTGGCCGTTGGTTGGCTTCGCAAGTGCGACCCTTTCAAATTACGTTTTCAGATCCAAGGTCGCCTCCGCTTTGTCGGCGGTTCTGAATCCCGCTGCATCTGCGCAGATCAAGTTCGACGGTGGCGCGTGGACGACGATGACTGACGGCGGAATCGTTGGCGCATCGCCAGACAGTGGGCGCATTTTCACACATGTATACGACAACGGCTCTCCGACTGGAGGCGACGCATTCATCGTCGTCAACGAAGGGGCCATTACAGATTTTCCCTTCTCGACGGTCACTTGCTATGCGGCGAGCCTATTTCCATCGTGGCCGCTTCCGCAGACTTCGACGATTCAATATGTGGTTGAGTTCAGAATCCAGATTTCTGGATCGACAATCTTCAACGTCGCCATCCTAAGCACGATGGGCGTCGACGGGAAACCAAGGTCCGCTGCAACCAAGGGCGGCATTCAAACAAGCCTTGCGACAAAGCTGAACTACACCCTCACGGGCTGACACCATGGCCATTACCCTCCGCATCGTCGGCCTGACCGAAGTCGTCGGCACCCTGCAGCGCCTGCCCAAAGAGCTGGAGAAGCGCACCATCCTGCGCATGTCACAGGTAGCCTACGACGAGGCCTTCATTGGCGCCCAGCGGCACAGCAAGACCGGCGCCCTGGTGCAGTCGCTTTACAACCGCGCCATCCCCAACGGCAGCGGCCGGGCGGTCGGCCACGACACCGAGCGCGCGCCGCAGGCTCTGTGGGTCAACCTCGGGACCAAGGCGCACATCATCAGGCCGAACAAGAAGAAGGCCCTCCGCTGGGCCTCTGGCAACCGCTTCGCCTTCGCCAAGAAGGTCAACCACCCCGGCTATCGCGGCGACGCCTACCTGATCGCATCGGCCACCAGGGCGGTGCAGGAATTTGCGGCGGCCGTGAATGCCGCTTTCAAGGAGAGCACCTGATGGCCAACCTCTACACCTACCCAGACGCCTACCTGGCGCGCTTCTGTGACGAGGACCGCGAGGCGCGCGCCGTGGCCGAAGTGGCGCGCCTGGCCGCGGTGGCCGGCGTCACCTTCTCCGCCGACTGGACCGAGCAGCTGGCCGTCGTGCAGTGCTACATCCTGGCCGCGATGGAGAACCAGGCCGACCCGGAGGACCTGTTCAGCGCCAAGCTGAAGAACTACCGCGCCCGGCTTTCTGACCTGCTGCCGCAGGCGATCAGCGCCGCGCAAGCGGCGGTCGGCCTGACATCGAACGTCGGCATCTGGACGGCACCCCTGGAGCGCGCGTGATGATGGCCGCCCTGGAAGCGCTGCGCGACGCCATGCGCGGCATCGACGGTGTGTCGACGGTGGCCATCGGCCGCGAGCCCAACATCAGCCCGGACGACTACCCGCTGATCCGGCTGGAGCCGCTGCGCGCGCTGCCCGGCCGCCCCTACCACCAGCGCACCGTCGAGTGCATGGCCTACTTCGGCGCCAGGGTCGCTGACAGCGAGGGCATGGAGACGGTCTATGCCGCGCTCCTCGAGATGGAGTCCGCCATCATCGCCGCGCTGCGCGCGCACGGCTGCCGCTACACCGAGACGCTGATCGAGCCCGGCGCCTTCGGGCCGATCCCTGAGACGCCGTACAAGGTCAGCGGGATCCGGTTCGAGCTGCCTGCAGCGAATCAGGCGCCGACGACATAGAGGCGATCATCCGCTGCCCGACCGGCGACGACGGCGGCACCAGGGCCGACGATCCGCAGGCCGTGCACACCGGCCGGCGCGATGACAGTCGCCAGACGGAATAGATCAGGCCGGGGATCAGGAAGCACAGCCACAGGATCAGCTCGATCCCGGTCGAGCCCTTGACCTTGGCCAGCGTGAAGCCGTGGTGGCCGCACTGCGTGCAGACCATGACCGGCCCGCGCGGCGCCTTCAGCATGCGCCAGACGATCCAGCCAAGGCCGGCCAGGATCCCGAAGGTGAAGAGCAGATTGATCGTGACGGCAAGCATGCGGCCCTCCCGGCTACGTGCGGGCGGTCAATGTAGCACCGCCGCCAGCCCTACAGCACATCGCCCGTCCGCCGGATGCGGTACAGCGGGTCGCGCCCGCGGCTGGCCACCTCCTCCGCGCTGGCGCCGGCCAGGATGTCGTCGCGCTTGGCCTGGCTGCCGGCAACGCGGCCGGCCACCCCGGGGTCGAGCTTGCTCAGAAAGTAGGCGTCGCCGTCGTCGTCCCGCGGCTTGGCCTTCTTCCCGGTCAGGTCCAGCCGCGGCGACATCACGCAGCGGCAGAACGGGTGGAAGCCAGGAACCGGCGCCTCGCGCTTCGGGTAGACCCCAGGCCCGAGGCCGTACAGGTCGCGGCCGGTCATCAGCGAGCAGATACAGGGGTCGGCATTCTTGGTGCCGCGGCGGATCTGCACGAACTCGATGTCGTCGTCGTCCAGCATGATGCGCGCCTCGCGCTCGCTGTAGGCCCGGTGGAGTTCGGTCCGAGCGATGCGCGTGGCGAAGTAGCGCACCCGCTCGAACCAGGCGACGCGCAGCTTGGCCTCCAGGCGAACCCGGCCCGGCCCTGCCTCCAGCGTGTCGATCGCCGCCAGCGCCTCGCTGTAGGCGGCTTTCAGCGGCCCGGTGGCCAGGCCGTCGACCTGCAGCTGGGCGAGTGCCTTTTCGATGCCGCCGCTCAGGATCGGATCGGTCACGATGGCCCGGCGCAGGTACTCGGGCAACTTCGGGTTGCGCGGGTTGATCTGCAGCGGCTCGGCGTCAGGCTCGCGGAAGCCGTAGCCCTCGAACAGATCAAGCGCCAAGTCGCGCGCCTGCTGGAAGCCGCGCGTGTGGTCGCGGACGATGCCCTGCACCACATCGCCGACCTGCGCAGCCTCAGCGTAGAGGCGCGTCGACAGCGCGATGCGGCTGATTTCGTAGGGCACGGCCGCGGCCTCGCCAACCGCGGCGCCCAGGATGGCGGCCATTGCCGTTTGCATGGTGTCGGCCATCTCGCCGGCAAAGCTGGACATGACCGTCTGCACAGCGTTTCGCGGTTCGGCGCCGTCGCGGATCAGCTGCAGCAGGTCGGCGAAGGCCTGCCGCAAGTCGTCGTCAAGCCCCGCTTCCGTGGCGGCCAACAGGGCGGCTTCTTCGGCTGGCGTCATGCCCGCACCTCCCCGGCCATGTCCATCGCCCGGTCGACGATGCGGTGCGCCTCGCCGCGCCCGCACCCGAACCGGCTGCACAAGATCACGACCAGATCGCGCCGCGACGTGCCGGCCTTGACGAGCTGAACCGCCCGGTCAAGCCGCTGCGCGCGCCGGAGTGCGCCCGGGTTCAGGACGGCCACCGCAGCCAGAACGCGTCCCTCTGGCGTCGGCAGGTCGTCCGCCAGCGCATGCCCGGCCACGTGCACCCGCAGCGCCGTGCGCACCTCGCAGCGCCTAGCGCCGCCGGTTTCGATGATGGTCTCGATCATCTCGCGGAACCTCTCGCAACGGCCGCGGGGCACGCCCTCGCGCTCGATCTCGGACAGAAGCCAGTCCACATCGTCACGGCCGGCGGCATGGTGTTCGGTGCGGGTCATAGGCCTGGGGCTTGGATGCCGGAAAGACCGCCGTCGCGGCGTTTGATCATCGGCGCCAGGGCGTAGCGCAGGCCGTCCATCCAGTGGTTATTCGCGTCGACGACGATGGGCAGGATGTCGCCGCTCAGGCGGTCGACCTTGTATGACCACAGCCGCGATTCGCGGATCGTCTCTCGGCACCTGGGGTGGATGACGATCTCGACGTAGCTGCGCATGTGGGCGATGCCATCCTCCACGCTGCCCGGCCACTTGTCGACGGCGACGCAGTTCGGCAGTCCGTGGCGTTGCAGGTAGCTGATCGACTCCGGCCTGGCGTTGTCTGCACGCACCGTGTGCCGCTCGATGCCGGGGATCCGGTCGCGCAGATGCTGCGCCGTCGCGTCAATCTCGAGCCCGGCACGTCCGGCCTCATGGTCGACCCAAAGCCTGGAGTCGTGCACCCAGCAGCGAACGCCAGCGGTCGGGTCTTGTGCAAACCCGAAGTCCAAGCCGTGATAGGGGCCAGACCACTCAGGCTTCGCCGAAAACTCAGCGACGCGCACCTTCCCGGCCAGCACCTGGGCATCGCTGTTGACCAGGTAGGCGCCTTCCCAGACGTGGGCGTAGGTCGCCGGGTCCATCCGCGCCTGATCCTGCCGCCGCAGCGCGTCCAGCTCGGGCGGGAAGAACGGGTTGTCGTCCCAGTTCACCTGCGCCACGCAGGCGTCGGCCGGCCGCGCCTTGCGGAACCGCTGATCCACCGGCGAGCCATCGAGTCGCGGGTTCCAGATCGCCCAAAGCTCGGCGCGCGGCTGGCGGAAAACGGTGGGCTCAAGGGCCACCCATGAC